TTTCTTGCTGGTTTTTCCCTTGGAGTTCTTGCAACACTAGGAGTAGCACTTATTCTTGCTGCTGACCAAAACACAGTTGACTAAAACAAAAACAACAACTAAACTAGAGAGGTAATTTACACACGCAAATGAAGTATCTGTACATTGTTGACCATTTTGCAAACTTTCCCCGTTCAGAATATGGGGGAATCTGGAATGTAATTGCTAAAGACGATAATGAATGTTTTGATTTGATTAAAGAATATGACAATGGATTCAATGATGATTATTATGTAAATCTTCGTGAAAAAGTAGTTAATGCAAGGACTTATGCTCTTGCTGAAGATGTAGAATCTACTGTTGTTGAATCCTTTACGACGTAGAATATAAATAAAGGTGCCTGAGTTGGGTGCAATCTTCGCAGGTGAAAAGGAGCAGAAATGCTCCTTTTCTTGCATAAATACTAATGCACCCAACTTAAGAGTAGTTATGAAAAATCCTAACAGATTTTATACTTACGCATTTTTGCGTGAAGATGGAACTCCTTATTATATTGGAAAAGGAAGCGGATATAGAGTTAAAGATAGAAAAAGAGAAGATATAAAATCACCAAAAGATAGATCAAGAATTATTTTTCTAAAACAAAATTTAACTGAACAAGAAGCATTCAAGCACGAAATCTATATGATTGCTGTATTTGGTAGGAAAGATTTAGGAACTGGAATATTGAGAAATAAAACTGATGGTGGTGAAGGAACTTCTAATGTAATCCGTAATGATGAATGGAGAAAAAAACAACAAGAATCTCAAAAAATTCGCTTTGAAAATCCCGAACAAAGGAAAAAATTAAGTGAATCTATTAAAAAATCTTGGAATAATCCAAAAGTAAGAGACAAGTTAATCTCCTCTTTTAAGAATAAAAAACTTTCTGAGCAGCATAAACAAAATCTCAAAGAAAGTATGGAAAGATTTTATAAAGATAATCCAGATTACAAAACACAGAAAAGTGAATATCAAAGCAAATTTCTAAAAGGAAAAAAATGGTGGAATAATGGTAGTGTTGAAAAAATTGATTTTGAATGTCCTGGCGATGAATGGAAAAGAGGAAGAATTAAGTGGAAAAAACACTCTTAATGGTCAGTTGGTAAACTGTCTATCGTATATTGACTTTTAATTTTTTATTTGCTATTATTGAACAGTTCGTAAAAGATTATGACTCACCACGTTGCACATACAAACAAAATGCTTTTTGATTTGAAAGAACAGTACCAGTCACAAATCCAGCGTCTTCAATCTAAAATTGAAGAGCAAGAGCAAGAGATTGCCAAACTCAAAACTATGATTACTCTGCTGTCTACCGAGCGTGATTATGACTGCTGATTTGCATATTGATTATGATGCTCATCTTCGCTCTGGACGAGTATGGCGTGTTGAGGTAGAACTGCCATTGGAAGATGCTCCAGACGATGTGCCAAATGTCATTGATGTGACAGTTGATGTAGTGGCACCTAACCGAGACCTAGCACAGTACATTGCTGCTACAATTTACCCAGAATACCTTTCACTCTGTATTGATGATGAACCTATCAGTGGACTTGATTCCTCAGTTCAAGCATAAAGCACCTGAAGGATATTCTTATGAAGTTGAAGAGTTCAAGCGTAATGTGTTTTCTATTTGGTTGCGTTGTCACCGCAAGTTTGATTACAATAATGGAAAACCTACCCGCACCTGCTGGGGGTTCTACAATTACAAAAAGTGCCAGTTATTTAGTCCTGTAAATAGTACAACAGTTGGCAAAGAAGTGAAGTTCAGTGATACTCGTCCCTGGACTTCTATGCCTATTAACTATCAAGGACTGGAGCAATTTTTTGTATGATTTTTACAGAAGGAACTGAAGTAATTTACAAAACTATTTCTGGAATAGTAGCATTTGCTAATGAACAATCTATTTCAATTCTTGTCAGTAAAGGTTCTCATCGCTCACAAGATGTTCGCGTAGTTGTCTATCAATCAGATTTTAAGAATGTTGTACTGGTAGATGGAAAATGAAAAAGACTAACAACTGGTGGAGATGGTGGGCAAAATCTATCGGAGAGAAAGCGTCTAAATGTGATAAAGAAAGCGACACGGTTGCAGTCATTCGCACCGTGATTTTTGCTACTTATTTGATTACAAACTGCTTTATCGTGGCAGGCGTAATCAAACATTGGAATGATAAACCTCAAATTGAAATTTTTATTGAAAATCCTTATGAAGTACCTGGTACAGTATCTCCATCCCAAAAAGAAGGGTTACTCAAAGCAAACCGCAACTTTGCTTACGATTGATGATGCAGAGTTCTGGTGTAAAGTGATAGAAAAGCAAGGTGCAAAGGATACTTGTGAAATAAATATCTAAAAAGTATAAGTAAAATGCTGACATTCAGAGAGTTTTATAGTATTTGTGAAGGCAAAAAACCTGACACTCCACCACACGCAGTTCCTGGAACTTACAAGAGACATGCTGATGGTACTCAAACCTATACTCTTCAAAGCTATGATGGTCCAATAGGCAAACCAACAAAGAAAGAGATTGATAAGTTGGTTGTAAAACGTAGTGGGGGAAAAGCAGTAAAAAAAAGACTAAAGAAGTTAGAAAAGTCTGCGAAAAAGATTCAAGAACAACATCCTACAATGCAACCCAGTGAATATAATACACAAGTTGCAAGACAACAAGCAACGTGGAAAGGTAGACAAATCCGCCAGGCACATGGGGAAATGGAGCATGAAGCAGGTGCAGAAATAGCAGCAAAGAAAGCAAGAATAAAAGCAATTATGAGTCGCTGAGTGGACAGTTTACAAACCGCACATTGATTTGTCACAAGCATTTCAATCTCCTGTATATTACATTTGTTCCTGAGATTTTTCATGATTCTCTACACTTCAGAAAATCAAGGTTGTGTCTACACTCTTTCACAAGAAGATGGAGATGAACTTTATTATGCTCCCATCTATTCTGATGGTAGTATTAACATGAATGAGTTTGCTCCAGTTGAATCTGTTGATGAACTTGATGAAGAAGATATGATTAAGATTCGTGATCGTCTGAGTGCCATGTGCCAGTTGCGATAGTGTCACAAGACACTTGACTCCATCACCAAAATCTCTTAAATTACCTTTGTTCAGTTGAGGAACACCCATGGATCATTTTGATGACGTTCAGGTTGAAGAGTTTTCTTCCTTTGATTTTATTGAAGAGATGAACGAAGGACTTTTTGATGAGGAAGATGATACAAAATCCTTTAATTCTTTTCTGAACTCTAATTACGATTATTGATTATGACTCCTGATACGCTTGATTTCACTGGTGATGCTGTCACCTTCCTCGGTTTGGTAGGAGTTATTGCAACTTTTATCATTATTGTTACTTCTTTCCGCAGGTTTTTTAACAGTCCTTATAACATTCGTGTAACTCCTAAAGTTACTCAAGAAATCACTACTGAAACCACTGAATCCTGAAATCATGACTGAAACTGTAAACGTTCTGCTTCATCTTAAAGAATTGAAAGAAATTTATCATCGTCAAGACTTCAAGTTCAATTTGTCGCAGCAAGAAGAATATGATATTCTTCTTCAAGCACGACGAGAAAGGGTTAAGTATTTCTATGAAACTGATCAAGTTTGTAAGATTAGTAAATCTGCACAAGATAAATTGAAAGATGAGGTCTAAATACTAATGCTTATGTTTGGTCGCACAAGCACATTAGAGGGGCAGAAATGTCCCTCTTTTGGTATAAATAATCAAGACCAAACATAAAGCAGTTATGAATAAAGTAAGCGTTCAATCGTTGAACGAATGTTTCAAAGTATCTGGTCCAAAGTTTATTTGGATTGAGGAGATTGATAATGCCAATAAAGTCAATCTACCTTGGAATGCCGGTCGCAATCATACTGAAGAAACTAAAAAATTGATTAGTGAAGCACTTAAAGGTAAGAAGTGGACCAAACAAAAAGAAGAAAAAATGAAACAGTTTATGAAAGGAAATCAATACAGAAAGGGAAAAACCACTTCCAGTAAAGTAAAGGAAAAATTAAGAGAAGCATTAATTACAAATTGGAAAATAACTTTTGATGATGGTAGAATTATTCAAAATAAATTTTCAATTAGAGAGTTTTGTAAAAATTATGGATATGATAGAAAATCAATTTATAATATAATGAAGGGGAAAATGAGAAAACATAAAGATATTGTGGCAGTTGAGAAACTGACCACTCTCTGTTGATTTTGTTCTGGTAATGTGTCATACTAAAAACGTTAAATAAAGTTCAATGACTAAGAATCTGCATTTGCAACATCCTGAAGATATGGTGTTGACTGGAAATCTTGAGGTTCTTGATTGGTTCTCTGAACCTGATAGTTTTATCTCCACAAAACTTGATGGGGCACCTGCGGTATGCTGGGGAACTAATCCTGCGAATGGAAAGTTTTGCGTAGGAACAAAATCCATTTTTAATAAGGTTAAAATAAAAATTGCACATTCTCACGAAGAGATTGATAAGTTCTACACTGGTAAGGTTGCAGACATTCTTCACCTTGCTTTTGATTATCTTCCTCGCGCAAAATCCATCATTCAGGGTGATTGGATTGGAACAGGAGGTTCGCAAGAATACAAACCAAATACTATTACCTATAGCTTTCCTGAAGTAATCAAAGAAAAAATCATTGTCTGTCCACATACAATTTACAGTGGTGCTGATGACATCCGTGAAATGTCTGCTTCTCCTCTGCAATCCAAACTGATCAGCACTAAAGATTGCCTGTTTGTGCAACCAAAAGCATCTATTTGCCCTTAT